GAACTGGTGTAGAAATTCAGTTAAGTATAGCCGAGCAAGAGCAAGCAATAGCACTACTGGTATCGGCAGCCGATCCTCTGGCGGTAGACAAAAGGCTGATTACTTCGCTGGAATTATTGACGGGCTTTAGAGTCGAGCCTATCCAGCGCACACGCTACCTCAAGGATGACACTGTAGACATACAACTGCAGGGGTATAAGATCTGCTGTGAAGACAAGGACAAATGCATCCAAGCTATCAAGAAGATCAAGCAGTCACTCACCCCACTGCCGGCAGAAGAGATCGCGCAACGCCTCACCGTGTTGGCTGCGCTGGTGGTGAAGCCAACAGGTGAGTCGTCTTCCGATCATAAGATCAGGATAAAAGCAATCACATCTCAGCTTGTGTCATTCCCTGCCGACATAGTTATCAGGGCTATTGACAATGTTGCCAAGACCACAACCTTCTGGCCAGCTTACGCAGAGTTTCATAAGCACATCGAATACAAACTCAAGACTAGGTACAAACTACTAGAAGCATTTGAAAAACAACTATTAACCCTTGACCATACTGCGTAGTTGCAGTATAACAAAACAAAGGAGAACCAAATGGAACGCAAGGGATTTATTGGCGGCTCAGATATGCGCCGCATTATGGATGGTCAATGGGTAGATCTATGGGAAGAAAAGCTTGGGCTTGTCGAGCCAGAAGATCTATCTGACAATCTAGCTGTGCAGCTAGGCACACACACTGAAGACTTCAACATCAAATGGTTTGAGAAGAACTTCAATACAGAAACAAAATCTCATCAAGTATATTATGAGATGCAATGGGAAACTGTACCACTCAAAGGTACTGTCGATGCGATTGTTGACACAGCAATTGTAGAGTGCAAGCACACCTATGAGCGCAACACAATGGAGGGTTGCCTCAAGATGTACATGCCGCAGCTACAGTTTTACATGTGGGTATCTCACCTTGATGGATGCTATCTATCTGTAATCTTTGGCAATCGCAGATGGGAATGTGTCTACGTCCAGAAGGACTGGGACTACATCAAGAAGATGCAAGTCATGGTCAAAGAGTTTTGGCAATGCGTACAGGATAACACACGCCCTTTCGGTGACAACCTTGCGGAGCCAGTAAGCATCGACAAGATCAAGGTCGATGGTCTGGTACGCAGGGACGCATCATCTGACAACGAGTTTATCTCACGCTGCCATGACTACATACAGCATGAAAGCAATGCAAAGTTATTTGAACTTGCCAAGTCTGATCTCAAGGCAATGGTAGGTGATGATGAGAGGGAAGTATACTGTGACCTTCTCTCTATCAAGCGCGACAAGCGCGGCTCACTTCGCGTCACAGTTAAGGAGAACCAGAATGTCTGACAATCTAAAGCTATGGAATACAGTATCTAAATCAGATCCAAAGTATCTTAAGAAGGTATCATTCGGATCACGTTCATTCACCGCTATCGATCCTCAGTATCAGGTACGCTGCGCCACAGAACAGTTCGGCCCAGTCGGTCAAGGCTGGGGATGGAAGAACAACACACGCTTCATCGATGTATCTAATGGAGACACCGCAGTCGTTGCCGATGTCACCATCTGGATTGGTTCTGATGAGTATTGCTTCGGCCCCTTCTCTGGTTGCCGCAAGTTCTTCGATGCAGCCAAGGGTCGCATGGCAGAAGATGCACCCAAGATGGCAATCACTGACGGTCTTACCAAGGCTCTGTCACACCTAGGATTCAACGCAGATGTATTCCTTGGGGAGATGGACGGTAATAAATATGCCGCAGACAGCTCTAAAAAAGGCGGTGAGGGGTGGTAAGCCCCTCATAGCTACTCACCTACCAAAATAATTTAACCCCACTCAGGAGGCTTCTATGAGCGATTACGATAATACTAACAAAGGCGCAGCCTTTAAACCTTTCCCAGAAATGGCTATGATTCTGCAAGGTAAGGTAGATAACAACGGAACCAATGAAGATCTGGTTCTTGTCAAGACCACATCAAAAGATGGAACGCCGCGTATTGACCTATACCAAAAGGTTGGTGCATTATTCGAGAACGATAAAGGCGACAACCAGAACAAGCCAGACTACACTGGCCCTTACCAAGATAACTTACGCATAGCCGCATGGCGTAGAACAAAGGACGGATCTGCCTACATGTCCTTTGAACTATCGGAGAAAACAAATGGTGCAGCGCAGCCTAAAGAAGATCCGCTGGTCAAGATTCTAGATGGAGATGATGTACCGTTCTAATAAGTGATGAGGTTGGTGGTTCTTCTTACTCATCATACTGAGGCAGATCTACTCCAAGGGTCTGCCTCTTTTATATGGAGGACAATATGTTTGAACAAGGAGATGGTAGCTGGGAAACACTTCTATCTAAAGACAGATGCCCAAGCTGCAGAAGTTTACTGGTAACAGTTGAAGACACGTTAAAGAGAAGGCAGCGAGAGTGCCTTGTCTGCAGCCTCAAAGTTACTGACGTTAAAGAATCAATCCCTTACGGTAGCCATTCACACGATCAAACGTAAGCAACTCACCACGATTATCTTGGTAGCTACAATAGCTACAATGAACCCATCCACTGTTGCCACCAGTGTAACACTCAAGGATTAGCTGATCGAATGGTAGGTTATCTCTAATCCACATAGCCAAGTCAGCATTATCAATGCCACCTACCTCGAAGTCTGCTGCCTCTCCCTTGGCATGTTGACTCTTAATAGTACTCCCAATAGCAAGACACAACTCTGCACTTCTAAAGCCAGAAGACACTATGAATGGGCCGAACTCATCACGGATAGGTTGTAAGATATTCTCACACAACGCCTCCATTGCTTCTATATGATGCAGTTCTGGGACATTAGGTATGCCCCTGCGTTCAGCAGTCTGGCTCTTAACCATCTCTTCTAAGGTAAAGTTAGGTGACAGATAATAACTCATTTCTTAAATCCCTTTAAACCACGCAAGCCAAACGATGCACCGATAGATGCATACACTGCCCACTGAAACCAGTCAGGGGTACGAGACAATGCATCAAAGCCACGCTCAACAAATGGCTGCGTCACTGGAATAAAACACATTGCAATAATAATTATAAACAAGACAGTCCATGCCTCATCCTTCCAGCTATTGTCGCTGGCCTGAGCCATGATCTTTTCCCAGCCAGCTTCGTGAGTGGCTGCGGTCTTCATTACTTCTGCCTCTGCTTCAGCTTTAGCTTTGGCTACTGCGCCCTTGGCCTTGGTCTGCTCTACTTTTGACTCCATCCAAGAGCCAGCTAGACTAGCGATGGGATTGATTAGTGCTTGCCACATGATGCTTTCCTTCGTGATTCATCCACACTGCAAAGGCTCCGGTCATTGCCCCAGTAACTACAGATACAAGCCCAGCTTGTGCCGGACTGGGATCAGGCAATGCCATAAACCATTCAACTACACGCCAACTCATCAATGACATCATAATCATCATTGCTCTTGGCAATAATTTCAGCTTTAATACTCGATCCTCTATCCTGTCAATCATAACAAACCTCGGTGAAAAAATGAGCGAACTAATTAGAAATGACATATTAGCTAAAGCCAAAGACGCAGTAAAAGAACGCGGTGAAAATTATGGAAAACCTTCTGAGAATTTTTCTATTGCCGCTGCTTTTTATGAGGCTCATCTAGCTATACCTATTACTCCATTTGATGTTGGGGCATTACACATTCTAAATAAGTTAGCTCGTTTACATTCTGATCCTACTCATGTTGACTCTTGGGTTGACATTGCTGGGTACGCTGCCGTTACTTGCGAAGCGATCTACGATATTGTAGATAGTCAGCACCTTCCTGAGGATCGGCAAAACATTGTACCCATGAAACCTCAGAAGGATTAGTTGGGTCAATCACTTGCATGATTGCTTGACCAAACTTTTGTTGCTCGAAGCCTTTAACAAAAGCATAGGTGTCGTGATACTTGTAACCTCGCGCCCTTGCTAACCAAGCGGTGCGCTCTTCCTCTACAAGTTCAATCTGTCCTAATGCCCAGTTGTGCTTGTGACCACTGATGTACAGGTGTGCATGTGATCTGAACTTTGCGGTCTTTGTCTGTGCGTGTAATGGATTCCACTGGCTATGCCCAGCCATGTCATGCGCGACAAAGATTTTGCACTCACGTTTGTTTGGAAACTTCAAAGCAATCCTAGCTTCCCAGTTCTCAAAGACTGTATGTGACTCTGCAATCCACTTCAATGGATCGCCAGCACCAGACCACATATCGTGATTGCCACCAATAAGAATCATTGGATTCATCTCTTGGATTAACCACTCGACCAGCTTCCATGCTGTCTTGTGTGATGTATCCTGCTCACCATACAGACGACCAAGCCTACCAACCCAGTTGTTCTGTTGATCTCCTAGTGAGCAACCATAGACACCATCATAGTTATTAATAATATCTAGGTGTTCCCTCAATGCATCCCAGTCACAATGATTGTCATCGATGTGCGGATCACCAAGCCAGAGCAAACCAATAGGCTCGTCTGTATTCATATAGATCGGACTCCACTTCTTGGACTCACGATATTTCTTTCTTTTCTTGAAACGTTGATGAAGCTGATCGACAATATCATCGACTGGTATGTCATCATCTAGCTTTGGAGGAAGTCTGTAACCAACATTATCATCAAGGATGCCGGATGATCTTCCGCTTTTTAATCTATTGATGATAGTTGATCTGGGTATGCCCGACTCTCTAGCTGCCGCCCTGATGCTGCCATGCATATTAACAAGGTCTTGAGCCTCTAGTATCTTTTCCTCGTTGGTCACTTTAATTCCCCTTAGAAATTAACAATGCACCAATAAAGCCCATTACACCTACAGAAAGCAAGACAAGAATTACAATTGCAATTGCCTCAACAATCTTCTGCCTTGCCTCTTGCTGTTTATAAATCATCTCTTGACGCTCTCTGCGGATGCGTCCTTCGAGTTGAATTAAGTCAGCCCAAGCTTGCGGCCCATAGGTAAACTGTAGGTATTGCTTCAGCTCGGCACGCTGCGCTTCTAACTTTTTTTTAGCAGCATAAACTTGCAATGCCTGTTGCTGCACAGTGTCTGCGCCTTGAAGTTTCTTAAACAGAGGAGGATTCTTAGCTTGTTTCTCAGCTTGGTCAATGTCAGACGCAGCCTTCATCCACCGAGACACATCATTGATGCAAGACTCGAGGTCACGCCCAGCGTTAATCATCTGCTTTATAGTGTTAAACGCCGCTGTAGCCCCACTGACAGCCGCACCTATAGTAATCGGGTCTATGACAGCATCCCCTTTCTAAGTGGCTTGCAACGCCAGCTAATCGGCATTAGGCCGTGAGCCATCTCCCCGATGTCACGACCCATTTCCATAGCACGTTCCTCGCAAGCCTTCATCGTTGGATAAGGGCCGCGAGTATCGTGGAACTCAATACATTCGGTTGGGGATGCTATTGCACAGGCTAGTACGATTGCCTTAAACATCTTTCCGCAATGCCTTGCGGATGCGGATAACAAGAAGCACAATACCAATAAGACCAGCAATCAGCGTCACCCACTCATTGAGAGCGTGTAACCAAACTGGGCTAGTGATTGCACCTACTGCCAGAGCAATATCGGTATGTGCTTCGTTGTCCATCTACCTACTCCGTTGGGCGTGCTGCGTAGGCAGCCTTAACCGCGTCAGTGAATACCTGTCCAGCGATAGCCGCAACATCAGAATCCTCGGCTGTTAGATCAGCGTCAGGTGCTAGAACGTGGCGATGAAAGGTCTTGCTAATCTCTGTGCCATCCTCTGAGATGATAGTCGCAGTGCGTACTTGCACCACAGACCAATCGCCCAGATTAATAACCTCGATCTTGTCGTTAATAGTTGTTTTAGTCAGTGCCATTTTTATCTCCTTTGGCTGGACTGTCCACGCACTAGGCGCATTAAATTGTGTAATTCACACCAACATCTGAAATATCTAAAACATTTATCTGTTCTACTTCGGCATATACAATGCAATCTGCACTAGCGTTTGCAACTAGCTTATAAGTTAATCCACCAGCAGTTGCAGTAGCTATTGACCATGTTACTGTCAAGTCAGATGAAGCACCTGTTTTTGCAGCATGAGTTGCAACAGCAGTAATAGATGACGCAGCTTGCTCATTATTGTCAGATACCCCAGCAACAAACGACAATAACCCACCAGCCATATACACCTTATCTGGGCCAGATTCATTGTAATACGCCGACCATTTGACAGTGCAATGTGCAATCAAACCATCTTCGGCTAACCAACAAATATCTGTTGGAGTGCTTGCAGTAAGCGATTTGCGTGACGATACAATCTTTTTATTAGAACCGCCGCTTGCATTGATACGCTTGTTTGGAACACTTAACAGCGCATCGTTATATGTATTTCCACTGCCATTAACAATATTGTTGTCATTAAAAACAATAATGTTTGCAGACCCAGATGATGATGCAATGGAATTGTTTGCTATCCACAATTCAGAACTAGGCGTATTCTCAACAACAATTGCTGGGTTGGAGATTGTGGCAATTTCAACAATGTTGTTATTGACATGAATCTTTTCGCCGCCATCTTCTATGAGAATTGCATTACCCGCAGAAGAAGCTCCTGCAATATAGTTTCTTTCTACCCAACATTCGCCATAATTATTCGTTAATCCGGTATTGTTAAATGCTACTACAATTCCGTAATCATTGATCGGGCCAACTCGTAGTGAATTGTCGTGTATGTTTGACGTAATTCCGGGCGTAGACCCACCTCTTGATACTTTGATTCCCCCATCAATATAAGAGTTTGCGCTTTTTGTTCCACGAATTTTGTTGTTACCACATTCAATAAGTGCATCACTTGCAGATATGCTAGAGATTATGATGCCAGTTAATTCATGCGACGAATCATCGCAACCCATGTTTTTAATTAAATTGTTGTTTACCTGAATGTCTGGAATTGAATTGCTAGAACTTGCTAATGGATCTACCTGCACGATGATTGCTCTGTAGAACGAATATGTCCCCGCAGGTTGGTCATCGTCAGCAGATACATAAAATGTTGGATCAACTTCAATAATATTATTGTTGACCTGTGCAATGTTTAGATCGTAACCAACACTTAAAACATCAATTCCATAGATGCGATCGCCATTCAAGATGTTGTCATTAATTACGACTGACTGGCAATCATGTGAATCAATACCTTTTCTGTAATTGTGGTCGGTTGTATTGTTAAGTATCGATACAAGTTTGTTCGGGGTAGAGTTTAGAGATGCAACTCCGTAGCCTGTTCCACCATCACTTACATGACCATTGTAGGAACAAAGGTTACGCATAAAATGGAATTGCTCTTGGAATGAGAACAGGCAGCCAGCAACCCTGTTGTGGTGCAAATAACAGTTTATGACTGAATTGCGCTTGCACAAGTTTGAAGCAGTTCTAGTGTTTGCCGTAAAATAAATTCCTGCATGATTGAAACCAGTTGCTTCAATACGCTCAATCAATACATCGTCAGAATCTCTAACAAGCAAACCACTGACAGCACCAAAATTTGATTGACCAGCCTGATAAAATGTTCCGGTATATTCTATTTTGAAGTCTTTGAAACTGGCCCCAGAAACGGCATCAATAATGAATAACGAGTTGTCAAATATTGATGATGATGTTTGTTCTCTTGTGAAAGTAATGGTTGTACTTCCCTGACCATCACCAAAAATGCCGCCTATTGTTGATGGCATTGTTAGTCTTTGACTTACTGTAATTGATCCAGAAATTCGTAATACTTTTCCACCAGCGCAGGCATTTAAAGCGAGCTGCATTGCGGCACTAGAATCCGTAGCACCAGATATATCAACTCCGAAATCTTTTGCATTGACCGTGTTATGGTCAATGATCGAATAAGTTGCTTTTGTAAGTGCCATGTTTTTAAGTCCTTTACTACGCTGATCGGTAGGTAATTACAAAGTTAAACAGATACCGCTCGCTTGTATCTGGGGCCGAAATAGCTGTACCTAATGTATTGTCTGTATAAAGCTCTGCATAGCTTGATCCAGACCCTAAATTATAAGCACCAACTGAAGTTGTTGGTGATCCAGCTTTTGTTGAAGCCGACCTATATACTACTTCTTCGATAATTTTGGGCTGCCCGCCTGTTCCAGAAAATGATGCAAACGGAAGATTTATCTTTAACGCACCAGTTCCAATCAAATCTCTATTGTAAAGATCAAACGACACAACGTATGTAACTACATTACCAACTTTTGTGTATTCGCTTGCATTTGTATAATAATCAACTTGATTTGATCCACCAATTTCTAGTGGCTGAGAAACACTTCCTTCTTCGTAATCGTCGAACAGTTCACTTGTGCCAGTGCCAGCAGTGGCAGAGAAGTCGATGCCGTTGCCTGATGTGCCAATGACAAGGTTGCCACGATTAATCGTTACGTCATTGGCTCCAAAAGTACAAATACTTCCAAATGAACTTATAGCATCATTGCCAATAACTAATGGATCAGCAGCACCATCAGGTATTCTGCCTAAAAATGTATTCCAACTATTTGCACCCCTAAAAACTATGCCTGAATATTTTGTTGCATCAGCACCACCAGAAAAAAGCATCCCAGCAGAATTGCTGTTAAATACAACAGAAGATGTGTTGCCAGAAATAGTTTCATTATTAATGTTAGCTTCAGTTACTGCTGAAGTAGTGCCAAGAGTTACGCCATCAATAGCACCGCCATCAATGTTTACACTGGTAGCATCTTGTTGAGCCATTGTGCCAAAGTCAGAGATAGGCTCACCGCTGACTGTAAGTGTCCCTTCAACATCAACATTATTAAACGTAGGGTTTCTGCCGAATATCCCGCCTTGTTGCTTAATAGTCATCTCATTACCTCGTTAATTGCCAAGCCCAAGAAACAGCAGCAACACCCCCAGGGGCGGCTACAACAGTGACTTGAAAGTTAGTCGTTGTTTTCTGAATATCAGATATGATGTATGAATTAGTTGCTGGCGTTGATGCAGCCCCATTCACTGTCATTTGAATATTATAGTTTGTATCTGGTTCAGCAACAGGCAGTGTAATTGTTTTAGTTGTGTCTGCCGCACCAAACGATACCGTGCCAGACGGCAAAGTATCAGCCTCACTAAATACCGCCTTAGTAGCAGATGATCCTTGATTGATTAATGTCTTTGTATATGCTGGTGAAGCTGGAGCCACACTGTTATTCTTAATGCGTCCATTGCCTTGGATGTTTGCAACAGTAAAGATTGTTTCTGTATCTGCGTGAAGAATAGTGTTTCTAGCAACGTATGGGTCTGTGCAAATACCAGCACCACCACCCAGAACTATTGTTCTTGGAGTGCCGCCCGATGCACTTTCAAACTTATTGTAAATAATATTTATACCTCTAGCATCTACAGAAACCGAGGCATCATATCCACATCGTATATGTGTGTCGTTGTTATCAATTTCATTGAAGGCAATAGTTGCACCAAATCCACCTTTATATTCAATACCAGTAGTACATTGGTTAATTAGGTTGCCTAGAATGTTATGCGTATTTGCCTGACCGCCGCTAGGCCCATCATTCTCAATCCCAGTTGTGCAATGTGATATGTAGTTTTTATGAGAGATATTTACAATGTCTACAAAATAAGTCCTTATACCTTTGCCAAGAAAAGAAAACTTGCAATCCTCAATATCAACACCTTGCATATCTTGAATATACAAACCAATGTTTGCATCTGTCTTAGATGCGCCTTCAAAAGCTAGTCCTCTAATTCTAATGCGACCACCACGATTTACAGAACTTGGCCCCTGACAAGCAATAATGCCTTGAATGGTTGTGTTAGCCGTTTTAAGAATAGTCTTATCACCAAATAAAATTATATCGCCAGCATCAACTGATCCAACAGTTAAGGAAGATGAAATGATGTATGTTCCACTTGGAAAATATAAGCCCTTACCAGTAGGGTTTGCAGTATGAACGTATGTTAGTGCAGCTTGAATAGCCGCAGTGTCATCCGTCACACCATCACCAGTTGCACCAAAGTCTTTGACGCTCACCACATCTTGCAACTTGTTCTCTACTGTGCGTGTCTGTGCGCCAGTGCCGCCTTGGTTGTAATTGATATTGCCACTGTCAGCGTCCAGCGTATCAATGGCCTTACCAATGATAACTTCAATCTGCGAGTTAAGCGGTGGAGCCTCAGTGAATGTCAGGGTAAAGCCAGACACAGAGAAGCTAGACTTTAGCTGGTAAACGCCATCAATGTATACTTGGGCGTTGTTCTTTGATCCGGCCTCTACAGTAGTTGTGAAGGCTGTCTGAGAGCCATCGCCAGTGAATGTGTTGTTGGTAAAGTTAGCACCCACTACTGCGCCACCAAACAAGGCTGATGCGCTTTCTACAGTCACATTGCCAGCATTATCAAACTTGAGAATTTTTTCGGCGCGATCGGCAGCGTCAGGAAGAGTCATTGTTGTGAACTCTTCAATAGGGCTTCTTACTGCGCGATCAATCTGGTCACTAATGTCAGCATCAATTGCAATCTGCTTATCAAGCTCTACGTTAAGGGACTGTACGCTGAATGGGCCAGCAGTAGGGAAGTCAGTAGAACGCTCAATTGTTATATCGCGTACAAGAGCAACAGTAGCTGGGCCAGTAACAGACATAGTAATAGTGCCAGTAGTGCCATCACCACCGGATACTGTGTAGTCTGTA